TATGCCTGGATTAGGTTTCGCATGTCATTAATGCGTAGAAAACTAGAGAAGCAACTCTCTAAGGACACGGCGAATATCGAAAAAATTCTACAAGACTTAAAAAAATGACCGATAGACCAGAGTACAATAGCGAGAAAGAATACTCAGATCTGAGTATGACTAGAGTCGAATGTCCAAAATGCAAAGCAACTTGGATTAATGGTCAGCATTATTGGTCTGGTACAGGAAAACTGGGAAATGAATTAGATCTCGCTGGTTTAGTTTGTAATAAATTTGGGGACTTCCAGTGCATCAATCCCAAGAGGGGACAAGACAGCGGAGATACCTGGGCAAAGCGTCTGGAAGTTATCGAGAATAATTTCCCCGAAGACAAAAAAAGATTAGAAGATATCTACAGAGATGACTAACGATCCTGTTTGGTCTGTTATTATACTTCTTCTCTGTGGACTATCGTTCACACTATATTGTGTAGCCTACATATTAATTATGGCACACAATGAGATGAAGGAGTGATATGCCTGAAGATATCTATCTTGGTAATCCTAATCTAAAAAGAGCAAATACACCGATAAACTTTACAAAAGAAGATGTTGAAGAATATCTTAGATGTAAAGATGATCCCGTATACTTTGCCAGGAACTATGTAAAGATCGTTTCTCTGGACGAAGGTCTTGTTGGATTTAACATGTACGACTTCCAAGAGAAGTTGATTCAGAACTTCCACGAGAAGAGATTTAATATCTGTAAGATGCCAAGACAGACTGGTAAGTCTACTACCTGCGTGGCGTTTCTCCTGCACTATATCGTTTTTAACGATAGTGTCAATGTAGGCATCCTTGCTAACAAGGCAGCAACTGCTAGAGAATTGTTAGGAAGGTTAGCAACTGCATATGAAAACTTGCCAAAATGGATGCAGCAAGGTATCATATCATGGAATAAAGGTTCTATCGAGTTAGAAAATGGCAGTAAGATATTGGCAGCTTCTACATCTGCGTCTGCTGTCCGAGGTATGTCGTTTAACATCATCTTCCTCGATGAGTTTGCGTTCGTTCCAAACCATATTGCAGAGCAATTCTTTAGTTCTGTTTATCCTACTATTACTTCTGGTAAAACAACAAAAGTAATCATGGTTTCAACGCCTCACGGCATGAACCATTTCTACAGATATTGGCACGACGCACAAAGAGGAAAGAACGAATATACCCCGACAGAAGTTCACTGGTCTGAAGTCCCTGGTAGGGATGCTGCGTGGAAAGAACAGACCATTAAGAACACTTCAGAGCAGCAGTTCAAGGTTGAGTTTGAGTGCGAATTCCTTGGATCTGTTGACACGCTGATTAGTGTATCTAAATTAAGAAATCTTGTTTTTGAAGATCCTATCAAAAACAATGGTAAGGGTCTTGTAGTATACGAGGAACCCGAAGAGGAAAAGAATTATATTATCACAGTTGATACTGCTAGAGGTATCGATCATGATTACAGTGCCTTTGTGGTTTTTGATATTACTAATTTTCCATACAAGACTGTAGCGAGATACAAAAATAATGAAATCAAACCTATGCTATTCCCGAGCATTATCTTGGAAATGGCAAAGGCATATAATGATGCATATGTTTTGGTGGAGGTCAATGATATTGGCGATCAAGTTGCCAGCATTTTGCAGTATGATTTAGAGTATGAAAATATGCTGATGTGTTCTATGCGAGGTAGAGCAGGTCAAATTGTTGGATCTGGTTTTTCTGGAAAGAAAACGCAGATGGGAGTCAGGATGACTGCTGCTGTTAAGAAGACTGGATGCTCTAACCTAAAGGCATTGATTGAAGAAGATAAACTTTACACGAATGATTACGACATCATTGCTGAACTAACTACCTTTGTGCAGAAGAAGCAGTCATGGGAGGCAGAAGACGGTTGTCATGATGACCTTGCAATGTGTCTCGTCATCTTTGCATGGTTAGTCGCTCAGGATTACTTCCGAGAAATGACGGACAACGATGTTCGTAAGAGAATCTATGAAGAGCAAAAGAATCAGATTGAACAGGACATGGCACCATTCGGATTTATTCTCAATGGTCTTGATGATGACGAAGAGTTTGTAGATAGCGATGGAACTCTATGGAAGACTGATGAGTATGGTGACCGTTCATTTATGTGGGAGTACTACTGATGGACTTTGAAGAGGAGTTTGAATTAGAGCATCTCCTTTTTCAGCAGAGAAGATGTAGGTCATGCAATAAAGCAAAAGATTTGGTAACTGATTTTTATAAGACTAGAAAGGGAAGTGGTCCGTCTGCATATTCTTATGAGTGCAAAGAATGCACTATAAAAAGAGTGGTTGTAAGTAGGATGACTAACCGAGTGTTCGATAAGTGGGAATATCCTGACTGGTAGGGTGTTCATTCATTGTTTCCCCACTGAAAATACCCCTTTCCCTAAATATTTTTAGATTATTTGATTCTACAAGGAGTTACAGATGCCGCTCAATTTAGCATCTCCTGGAATTAATGTAAGGGAAGTTGATCTTACCAACGGAAGAGTAGATGCCACATCTACCCGTACTGGTGGTCTGGTAGCTCCCTTCGCTAAAGGACCAGTAGAGACACCAGAACTTATCGAGACTGAAGCGGATCTTTTAGATACCTTCGGTCAACCATATCCCAAAGATAACCACTACGAATATTGGTATACTGCTTCCTCTTACCTCGCTTATGGCGGTGTAATGAGAGTCATCAGAGCTGATGACGAAGAACTTAAGAACGGTTTTATTGGTGCTGCTGCCAGCGTCAAGATTAAGAGTGGCGATGACTATGTAAACCTGGGTTACAACGAGAACACCATTACTGGTGTTGTCTATGCTGCTAAGAACCCTGGTTCCTGGTCGAACGGAATCACAGTTGCTACCATCGACGGTCTGGGCGACCAGATCATCACTGGTATCACAACCACTAGCGTTCTCGGTTACGGTTCCACCATCAACCCCGTTAATGCTATCAATCTGACAGTCGGTTACGGTATCACTCAGGCAGTTCCTGCTGGGACAGTCGTTGCTGGTGCTGGCGCAACCTCGCTGCTCGATGGTTACTTCAAGGGTCAGATCACCCAAGTCGGTGCTGGTCAGGTAACTGTCAAACTGATCTCCCATGTATCCGCTGCTGGCACAGAAACCGCAGTCGATTACAAACAGAGAAGCATTTATCAGTTCAGCGAAACTGGTGCTCTCGGTATTCACACCTTTGTTTCTGCCCAGTACGGTAAGGCAGTCGCTGGTGTTGTAACTGATTACACTCCAACAGTTTCCTACACTGGTGCTAGAGACTGGTTCGATAATCAGAGCATCACTCTACAAAATGGTTCAGTTCTTTCCTGGAATACTTTCGCTGAAAAACCTGGCACATCTTCTTTCGCTGCTGCTAGAAACTCCAGATTTGACGAAGTTCATGTTCTGGTCTTCGATGACAGCGGTGCCCTGACAGGAAATGCTGGAACCATCCTTGAGAAGCATTTCAATATGTCTAAGGGTAAGGACGCTCAGTTCTCTGCTGGAACCGCTTCTTACTGGAGAAAAGTTCTTGAGGTAGGTTCTGCTAACCTCTTCGGTGGATCTGCTCCTGCTGGTATCGTCACCACTGGTTTCGATGCTGATGGATGGGATGTCTTTGGAGATGGAGGTTGGGACCAGGATGTCAAGGATGTAACCTTCAGTTCTGTTGGTAACTATCAGGGCACTCTTGCTGGTGGTAAGAACTACAACGGTGTTACTGACATAACTGCTACTAATGCTCTGAACATCGACATCGGTTCTTTGTCTGCTGGTTACGATCTCCTCAAGAATCCAGATGAGATTGCCATCGACTTCCTGCTGATGGGTTCTGCCAACCATGGTAAGTATGAAACCATGGCTCTTGCAAACAAACTGATTCAAGTTGCTGAGTTTAGAAAGGATGCAGTCGCATTTATCTCTCCCTGGAGAGGCGCGTTCCTGAGTCCTGCTGCTGTTGGCGAATCTCTCACTCTGGATACAGATACAGTAACCAACAACATCATCGAGTTCTACGCTCCTGTCACATCGAGTTCTTACGCTGTATTTGATAGCAGCTATAAGTACATGTATGACAGATTCAATCAGCAGTTCAGATATGTACCTCTGAATGGAGATATCGCTGGCACATGCGCTAGAAACGATATCAACAACTTCCCCTGGTTCTCTCCTGGTGGTACTGCAAGAGGCGCTATCCTGAATGCAGTCAAACTTGCATACACACCTAACCAGGTTCACAGAGATAAACTTTACAGCAATAGAATTAACCCTGTTGTTGTTTCTCCTGGCGCTGGTATCATCCTCTTCGGTGACAAGACTGGACTTGGTAGAGCATCTGCATTCGACAGAATCAATGTTCGCCGTCTGTTCATCTACCTGGAGAAGGCAATCTCTGCCGCTGCTAAGGACATCCTGTTCGAGTTCAACGATGAGATTACAAGACTGAACTTCATCAATATTGTTGAACCATTCCTCCGCGATGTTCAGTCGAAGAGAGGTATCACCGATTTCGTCGTTGTCTGTGACGAAACTAACAACACACCTGCCGTTATTGATTCTAATGAGTTTATTGCGGACATTTACATCAAGCCCGCAAGGTCGATTAACTTCATTGGTCTGACTTTCGTTGCCACCCGCACGGGTGTCAGCTTTGAAGAAGTCATCGGTAGAGTTTGATCTAAACCAGATAACATAGAGGAAAAGACCAATGGCAATTAACAACCAAAATCCCCCAAGAACATCCGAAAGGACTATTGACCAGTTTAAATCTAGACTCACTGGCGGTATCGCAAGACCTAACCTCTTTGAGGTGGTCTTAGCGTTCCCCGATGGAGTTGTTGACTCTGATGTCAATGATATCGATGTTAAGTCTAGATTCCTGGTAAAGGCAGCTGCCCTTCCAGCATCTAACATCGCTCCAATCACTGTTCCATTCAGAGGTCGTCAACTTAAGATTGCTGGCGATAGAAGCTTCGACGAGTGGACTATCACCGTCATTAATGACACCGACTTTGCTATCCGTTCTTCCTTCGAGAGATGGATGAACAGCATGTCGAAAGTGTCTGACAATGCTGGTAATGTTAACCCAGAAGACTACACCAGAGATGCATATGTCTATCAGTTAGGCAGAGCACCTGTTGCTGCTAGTTCGCAGTCCTCCGAGCAGAACCTGCCCATCCTGAGAACTTACAAGTTCTACAGTGTATTCCCAACTAATGTTTCTCAGATCGATCTTTCTTACGATCAGAGCGATGCCGTTGAGGAGTTCACCGTAACACTGCAAGTTCAGTGGTGGGAAGCTGACGGAAATGGCGGAGCTGTTGCCTGATAAATAGTTAATAATCAGGCACTTCTCATAATAATGGCTCGTCTTTTTGGATTTTCTATTGAAGATAATGATGATACCCCGAAGGGTGTAGTATCCCCCGTCCCTCAAACAGGAGAGGACGGGGTTGACTATTATATTTCTAGTGGATTTTCCAGTCAAGTTTTAGATCTCGAAGGGATCTACAAGACTGAGCATGAACTTATTAGAAAGTATAGAGAGATGGCACTCCACCCAGAGGTGGACAATGCTGTAGAAGATATCGTAAACGAAGCAATTGTATCAGATACTAATGATTCTCCTGTAGAGATTGATCTGGAGAATCTTAGAGCATCTGATGGTATTAAGAATATTATTCGCGAAGAGTTCAAGCACATCAAAGATCTTCTGGACTTTGATACTAAGGCACATGAAATCTTTAAGAATTGGTATGTAGATGGAAGATTGTATTACAATAAAGTAATTGATCTTAAGAATCCTAACGAGGGTATTCAGGAGTTAAGATATATTGATCCTGTCAAAATGCGCTATGTGCGTAAGGAAAAGAAGAAAGATGATAAGGGTCAGATCTTCAATACTGCTAATGTACATGAATCTGATAAAGTATATTTTCCAGAGATTGAAGAGTATTTTCTTTATACCCCAAAACCAGTATTCCCAGTAAACATTGGTCAACCTGGCGCTAGTCAGGCAATGAAAGGTGTTAAGTTCTCTAGAGAATCTATCGCATACTGCACCTCTGGTCTGGTAGATAGAAACAAGGGCACAGTTCTTTCCTACCTTCAAAAGGCAATTAAGTCTTTGAATCAGTTAAGAATGATCGAAGACTCTCTGGTCATCTACCGTTTGAGTAGAGCACCTGAGCGTAGAATCTTTTACATCGATGTTGGTAACCTACCTAAGGTAAAGGCAGAACAATATCTGCGTGATGTAATGTCTCGCTATCGCAA